TCAGGTGCGAAATCAGAGTATGTACAACTAGAAGCTAGTAAGGATATACTTGATAGGGCAGGATTCAAAGCACCAGATAAGCACCAACATATGGTTAAGGGTGATTTCAGTATAAACATAGACTTGAAGTAATCGGGATTGTTGGCGTAAGCCCAATCCGAATGCTACTGGCTCTTGCCAGTATCATTCACATAAAGCTGACCTCACTATGCGGCACGGCTTTTCTAACACCGAAGTAATAAACAAGGGTGGGTTAGAAAAACCCGTGCCTGATTATAAGGTAGGTGGTGCTCAGACATTATAGTCTTTCAAGGTTCGTTGCAATTTTTTTTTTTTTCTGTTAAGGTTTTGTTATGGTTACTTACATAATTGTATCAATGATCTTGTACGTGGTATTCTAATGGCTAAATCACCGGCGTGGCAAAGAAAGGCAGGAAAGAATCCTAAAGGAGGATTAAATGCAAAAGGTCGTGCATCTTATAAAAGACAAACAGGTGGTACATTAAAAGCACCGGTCAAGTCTGGAGATAATCCTAGACGGGCATCTTTTTTAGCACGGATGGGAAATATGCCGGGGCCTGAACGAGATAGCAAAGGTAGACCAACTCGTTTACTTTTGTCATTAAGAGCGTGGGGTGCCTCAAGTAAAGCTGATGCAAGACGTAAAGCCAAAGCAATGTCAATACGATTAAAAAATAAAAAAAAGAAAGGAAAGAAATAATGCCCGGATATAAAATGCCAAAAGCACCAAAAACTAAAAAGAAAAAGAAAAAAGGTTACTAATGAAAGGAGTTAAACATTATACCGAAGATGGTAAAGTTCATACAGGTGGTTCACATAAGATGCCTAATGGGGATCTTCATTCTGGAAAGACACATACATCTTCTAGTAAAAAATTATTTCACTTTAAAGATTTGTCAGCCAAAGTAAAAAGAAAAGTGCTTATGTTGACAAAAAAGAAAAAGCAAGGATAATAACATTATGGCCTATACAGGAACATACGAACAAGAATTACGAAAAAATCCTACTGACTATAAACTTCGTGCAATGGGAAAACGAAAGTATGAACTGAAAAGACGTGAAGATGGTAAAGTAACTATTTCTACTAAAGGCGAACCAAAGAAACGTGAAGATTTTAGATCAGATAAGAATGCTATTGAATCAGAAAGAAAAAGTAGAAAACGAACAAAAAGTATTTTTGATGCTGTTAAAAAAGTAAAAGAAGAACAAAAATCAAAATCTAAAGAAGAATCACCATCTAAACAGAAAGAAGTTAAAACAAGTAAAGATGATGTTCGTAAAACAGATAACGAAGGGGAAAGAAAAAGAAAAATAGAATTACAAAATAAAAAAAGAAAAGACGTAAATATTCCTAGTCAAGCACTTGAAAATTTAGCAACAGGAACAGCGGCATTTAGTTTACTAGCAGGAGGATATGGAATAAAAAAATTTAAAGAAGCAAAGAATAGACAAAAGTTACAAACGGCTGTGAACAAAATAAAAGATTTACCAAAAGATCAACAAAAAGAAGTAGGGAAAAGAATTGGTGAAAAAATGGCAGAAAAAATGAAAAATGCCAAACCTTCTCTTAAACAAAAAATTAAAACCCAACTTGCAAAATTAAAACAAAAACTTGCCTCTGGATTAAAAAGCAAACTTACAGCAAAAACAGGTGGCTCAAGAACAGGAGCACCTGCAGGAATGGGAGTAGGTGGCACACCTTTTGGTGGTAAGGATTTTGATGGCAGACGGAAAAAAACAATCTTCTAAAAAATATCCACAGAAAAATTATTATGTTCTTTGGAATATATATCATACACTTTTAGCTTTATTTTTAGGATTAATTGTTATAATAGAATTAATTGAACTAGTGAGGTATTGGTGAATAAAAAATTAGAAAAAAATAAAAAAGTTGCCCAAAGTATGGAAACGTCAAGACTTGCAGAACTTGAACGCCATAGAGAAAAACAAATAAAAGATTACGCAGAATTTAAAATGATACGTGGTCATTCTAAAGAAAAAGCATATGCAATGGCAAAACAACATATATTAAATAGTAATGAGTAGAAATTATAGACACGAGTATGATTCTTTCCAATCATCTTCTTCGTCAAAAAAAGATCGTGTAAAAAGAAATAGAGCAAGACGACGTGCTCTTAAACTTGGTATCGTAAAAAAAGGCGACAATAAACATATTGATCATATAGATGGCAACCCACAAAATAATGCACTAAGTAACTTACGAGTAGTAACAGCATCATATAACACAGCAAAAAAATGAGTACAGCAAAGAAAAAAAATCCTTCGTTATGGAAACGTATTGTAGCTAGAATAAAAGCACAAGCATCACACGGAACTGCGGCAGGTCAATGGTCAGGAAGAAAAGCCCAAGCCGCCGTTAAAGCATATAAAAAAGCAGGAGGTGGATATAGTGGTGCTAAAAAGAAATCTAACTCATTATCTAAATGGTCAAAACAAAAATGGCGTACAAAGTCAGGAAAAAAATCTTCAGAAACGGGAGAGCGTTATTTACCAGAAAAAGCCATTAAAAAATTATCATCAAAAGAATATGCGAGAACTACGGCTAAGAAAAGAAAAGATAAAGCTAGTGGAAAACAATTTAGTAAACAACCAAAATCTATTGCAAGAAAAGTAAGGAGATATAGAAAAGTATGACAATATTTACAAAGTATTCAATAAGAGAAATAGACACACTACGTACTGTTGTGAAATCACAACATATGAAACATTATCCAAAAGAATTTGTGAATAACCACGAAGCTGATAGAATCATAGAATCTCTATCGGAAGAAGCTAGAGAAAAACTATATGAACTAGCAGTTAATTATGGCATCACTAAATTATAAACCTGATGGACAGGTACTAAAAGAATTTCTTAAAAATGATACTTTCTTCAGAGGAATACGTGGCCCTGTAGGAAGTGGTAAATCTGTTGCTTGTTGTATTGAAATAATAAAACGAGCAATCTCACAAAAACCAAATGAAGATGGAATACGTAAAACCCGTTGGGCAGTTATTCGTAACACAAATCCACAGCTTAAAACAACCACAATCAAGACTTGGTTAGATTGGTTTCCCGAAGAAGATTGGGGTGGTTTTACTTGGAGTGTACCTTACACACATAAACTAAAAAAGGGAGATATTGACTGTGAGGTAATCTTTTTGGCTCTTGATAGACCAGAAGATGTAAAGAAACTGTTATCTCTTGAATTAACGGGGGTATGGATAAATGAGGCACGAGAGATTCCTAAAAGTATCGTTGATGCTTGTTCTATGCGTGTTGGTCGTTTTCCATCTATGCGTGATGGTGGCCCAACTTGGTATGGTGTCATTTGCGATACCAACCCACCTGATACCGATCATTGGTGGGCAATAATGGCAGGTGAAACTATTATACCTGACTATATTAGTAAACAAGAAGCAAAGATGCTGATTAAACCAGATAACTGGAAATTTTTTAATCAACCACCTGCTATGGAGGAAGTTAAAGATAAAAACAATCAGGTGGTTGAATATAAAAATTATAATCAATCTGAGAATCAAAACAACTTAACAGCAAATTATTATAAAAATATTATTAGAGGTAAAACTAAATCGTGGATAGATGTATATGTATTAAATAAACTTGGACAGGTAGAAGATGGTAAACCTGTTTATGAAGCATTTAGACAAGATGTACACGTAGCTAAAGGTGAATTAGCTATTGCTGAATCATTACCAATCTATATGGGTATTGATTTTGGATTAACTCCTGCTTGTGTATTTGCACAAAAAATAAGAACAAGATGGATAGTATTAGAAGAACTTGTAGCTGAAGATATGGGTATAGTTAAGTTTTCTGATTTAATGAAACAATCTATGGCAAAGTATCACCCTAGACCATTTTATATATTTGGCGATCCTGCCGGTGATCATAGAGTGCAAACAGATGAAAATACACCTTTTCAAATATTAAGAGGTAAAGGTATAACTGCCCGACCCGCACCAAGTAATGATGTTTTAATAAGATTAGAAAGTGTGAACGCTACATTAACAAGAATGGTAGATGGTGAATCTGGTATTCTTATAGATAAAAGTTGTATTAATTTAATTAGAGGATTTGCAGGTGGTTATCATTACAGACGACTTCAAGTATCAGGGGAACGCTATGATGAACGCCCAAATAAGAATAGATTTTCACATATTCACGATGCACTTCAATATTTATTATTAGGTGCAGGTGAAGGTAGGTCGTTGACGATTGGCACGAAATATAGTAAACCTATAATAGCGAAACGTAATTTTGATGTTTTTAGTGGAAAACCTAGAGATATCTATGAAAGAAGGAGGTAAACTATGTGCGGAGGCGGAGGCGGATACAGCCCACCACCACCACCACCACCTAGTCCTTATGAAAAAACATTGCGTCAACAAAGAATAGAAGCTCGTCAAAACGAACTTGCTGAAAAAGCAAAATTAAAAGATGAGCAATATCAAGAAAGTGTTGCCGCATTGTCAGGGAAAAGGGGTAGAAGATCATTGCTCTCTGGTAGAAAAGGAGGACAAGGATTTATGGTGTCTGGTGAGTTGCAAACTAAAAATACCCTTGGAGTATAAATGGTCGTAGATGTTAAACCACAGGTTGCAGTAGATTTATCTGCTTCAAAGGTTAATCAAGTATTGGCTAGATATAGAAAAGCTAAAGCAATTAAGGATCAATGGAATCCTATATTTGAAGATTGTTATGAATATGCTCTTCCACAAAGAGAATCGTTTTATTCAGAAAGTATAGCAAAAAGAAGAAGTGAAAGAATATTTGATGAAACTGCTGTAGTTGGAGTGCAAGAATTTGCATCTCGTTTACAGTCTGGCATAGTGCCAAACTATGCAAGATGGGCAGACTTTGTTGCAGGTTCTGAAATACCTAAAGAAGATCAAAAAGATGTTAATGAGGTATTAGATACTGTAACAGAGTATGTTTTTGAAGTATTACAAAACTCTAATTTTTCTCAAGAAGTACACGAAACTTTTTTAGATTGTGCTGTAGGCACAGGAGTATTGCTAGTTGAAGAAGGTGATGCTATTCAACCTGTTAGATTTAAATCTATTCCATTACCACAAGTATTATTAGATGCAGGTTATGATGATAAAATTGATCACGTATTTAGAGAAAGATTAATAAAACATAAACAATTACTTGTTGCTTATCCAAAAGCAGTATTACCTGAACGTATGAAAGAAGATATGATGAACAATCCAGAAAAAGATTGTAAAGTAATTGAAGTTGTTTATAGAGATTATGATGATACAAAAAATGAAGTATATAAATTTTGTGTAATATCAGAAATGTATCAAGCTGAATTGTTTGAACAAACATTTAAAGGTGTTGGTTCAAATCCATTTATTGTATATAGATGGAGCAAATGTGCAGGAGAAGTATATGGTAGAGGCCCACTACAACTAGCTTTACCTGCAATTAAAACTGCTAATTTAGTAATTGAGTTAATACTTGAAAATGCACAAATGGCAATTTCTGGTATGTATCAAGTTGAAGATGATGGTGTTATAAATGTTGATAATATACAACTTATTCCCGGAACAATTATTCCAAAAGCAGTTGGTAGTAGTGGTTTAACACCTGTACAACCTGCAGGTAATTTTCAAGTATCTGATTTAGTAGTAAAAGATATGAGAACAAATATAAAAAAAGCATTGTATAATGATATGTTAGGAACACCAAATGAAAAAACCCCTATGTCAGCTACAGAAGTAGCAGAAAGAATGGCTGACCTTTCTCGTCAAATAGGTGCGGCGTTTGGTAGATTACAAGCAGAATTAGTAACACCTGTACTTCAAAGAGTTGTTTATATATTAAAAAAACAAGGCAGAATTAAAATACCTGTAATAAATGGTAGAGAAATAAAAGTTAAATCATCATCCCCACTAGCACAAGCACAGAATCAACAAGATATTGCAACTATAGATAGATTTGTTGCTTTATTACAAGCAAGACTTGGCCCACAGTTATCTAATGTACTTATAAAACAACAAGAATTAGCTAAGTTTGTAGCTAAAAAACTTGGAGTTCCTGAAGAATTAATTAGATCAGATGAAGAAATGCAAGAAGCTGCTCAACAAATAGGACAAATAATGCAGACAGGACAACAGGCAGGAATGGCACCAAAAGATGTTCTTGAAGCAACTCAAAAAGTCTATAGTTGATTTCTTATAAATTAATGTATATAAATGTAGTATGAAACAAACAAAGCCTAATCGTATATTGGGATTAGATAACTTTGAACGAGATACACAACAGGAACAACTGTTGAATACTCTTTTTGAAAGTGTATTTAAACAAGAAAATGCACAAGAAGTACTAAGATATCTAAAACAAATTACTATTGAGTCCGTTGCAGGTTCAGAAATATCAGACTCTGCACTAAGACACTTAGAAGGACAACGATATATAGTTGGGTTAATACAACGGCGTGTCAATAAAGGCAGAAGTCAACGAATAGTACAGGAGAAAAAAGATGTCAGATGAAAATGAAAATACACAAGCTGAAGAAACACAACCACAAGCAGAACCTAAAGTTGAAGAAACACAACCTATTGTAGAAGAACAAGATGTTCCACGTGAAACATCTGAGGAAAAAGATTATACAGAACCCCCTATCTTAGGTAAATTTAATTCACAAGAAGAATTAGAAAAAGGATATACTGAGTTAGAAAAGTTTGTTGGAGGAAAAAAAGATGAACTTAGAGATGAAATTATTAACGAATTATCTGAAGAAGCTATAGGTGAAGCACCTGAAGAATACACTCTTCCACCATTACCTGATGGTGTTACAGAAACAATGGTAGTAGAAAATCCAATGTTTGATTGGTGGAATAAACATTGTTCTGAAAATGCCTATACACAAGAAATGTATGAAGATGGTGTAAATAAATATGTAGATAATTTTCTAAATAATGTTCCTGATTATGATGCAGAAGTACAAAAACTTGGAGAAAACGCAAACGCAAGATTAGATGCAATAGATAGTTTTGTGTCAACAGCTTTTACACCAGACCAATCTGAACTTATTTCAGGCACACTTGGTCAAACGGCAGAAGGTATAGAAGTTATAGAAAGAATAATGGCAATGCAACGTCAAAATATTGAATCATCTGTACAAACAGAACCTGTAAATAAATTGTCATTAGAAGATGTAAGGTCTATGATGAAAGATCCAAGATATTTTGATCCAAGAGAAAGAGATGAATCTTTTGTAAAAAGAGTAGATGATGCTTTTGCTAGGTTATATAGATAATGTATATGGACATAGCAATCCCAGATGATTGTTTTGAACTTGCACCTAAATTAAGACAACTAGATAAATATGAATTAGCTGTTACAGGTCGTGATCCATTATGGTCATTGCTCTATCCGTTTCGTGCAAACAGACCTAATACATTTACTTTTTCAGTTTACGATAAGAATCATAATGTAGTAGCAATGTTTGGTTGTTGTCCATATTATAAAACACCAGAAAAAGCCGCCGCTTGGTGGTTATCTACTGATGAACCTTTTAAGTCTTGGCATTATCTTAAAAATCAAAAAAGAGTATTTGAATATGTAGCAAGTCATTACAAATTCCTGTGTAATTTTGCTACTGCTGAACAAAAAAAGACATTAAGATGGGTAGAATATATGGGTTTTACAGTAGATAAACAAGAGGTACTTGTCAAAAACGTAAAAATGAAGTATTTTTATTTAGAACCGAAAGGTTTTAATGGTGAACCCATAGATGATGTGTGTGGCCCACGTTGGAGAACCCTTAATC